CTAGGACCTATCTCTCCAAATCCTTGATACCATCCTACAATATTACCTAAAGCTAATTGTTCAGCAATTTTTTTAATAGTTTTTTCTGATGCATTTGTTTTAGGAGATACATCTGTTTGCCAAAATGGAAAGTTACTTGTTTCAAATTTTGGTTGTTCAAAATAATTTCTTAAAAATTCAACACAACCTAAAGATAGTCCCTCATCCGCACAATGAGGAGGTATGATTAAATTATTAAATTTTTTTTTAATTTGTGTATTTACACACACATTATGTGCTACTCCTCCTGAGTAAGTTATATAATCATTTGCATTTGCATATTGATTAAAAAACTTAGGTATTTGTATTTCTGAATACTCATGAATTGTTTTTAGATAATTAATCAAACCATGTTTAGCAGCTATCTTGCTTCCATATGATTTAATATAATTATCAAAATTAAAAACTTCCTTATTTTTAGAATAATCTAATTTTAAAAACTTTTGTAATAAGTTATTATCAATTTGACCAAATGATTTAAGAGCCATCAATTTACCTGCTCTATCTTCTCCATGCCCTTTAACCTGCATCTCTTTTCCCATATCTCCCAAAAATTGTCCAAGTGATGACATGTCTTCTAATGTAAATGTTTTTTCAAGTTTATTGTTTTTAAAAACACTTGTACTTCTAAAGTAATCACCAAAACCATCGAGAACAAAATTAACGTTTGACTTATCTGTAAGCATCCAAGAAGACAAACTATGTGCGTAATGGTGATCAATTATAAAAACTGGACATTTTAAATCAATAAAAGGTTTGTAGGGAATATCTATAGTCTCATAGAGTTGATCAGGTTTTGTTTTGTTAAGATATGTATGTTTATGTAAATCAATAACTATTGCTATAGCGTCTAGTTCTTCAATCTTAAAATTTAAATGACTACTAGCATAATACCATTCAAATAAATTTTCATATCCAAAATGTTTTATTTGATTATGTCTTTCGGGTTTATAATACTTTATTTTTTTACCGTCTGTAAAAGTAATATTAGAATCGTGTTCATCTAATCTTAACCCTAAAAATTTCATTATTTTATTTTTATAAAATGTTAATGTTACCGCTTATGGTCATAGAATTATTTGCATTTTGCACATAATGTTTTAAATAAGCTGGAAACACTATCATATCTTTTTCTTTTACAATAGGAATAAATTCAATTGGAATATACTCACTTAATAATTTTTCTTGAATTAAATCAAATGAAGGGTTTAAAAATACAGTTTGAGGGGTGTTAAGTTTTTCATAAACTATAAAACAAAATTGTGGGCCTGAATGAAAATGAATTTCTTGAAAATTATTTTCTTGATATATGTTTCTCCAAATGTTGCCTAACTCAATTTTATTAATTTTTATTTCTTTTAAACAAAATAAAATTTTACTTAACAAATAATTTAAACCTTCCTTAGTTAAAGTATTATTATCCCCACTTTTACTTATTGAAGAAATAGTTTTTGATGCAAAAGTTTTTTGAAAATTAGAACTACTAAGTTCAATTTTCTCTGGTTCTATTTCTTCTATCCATAAGGGACTAGAAAAAATATTATGTTTCATTTTTTTTAGTAGCTATTCCCATCGGAATTTTTGTGACCTTAATTTCTAAGTCTTGTCTTAAGTCATCCACATTAGTATCAGTATTGGGATCAGCAACATCAGAATCAAATTCAGCTTTATTAGCATACACTTTTCCTGTTCTTTTATGTTTTATTATTTCTTTAGCTTCTGCAGGTATTCTTGGTAAGTCATTTGTCATTAATATTTCCTTTATTAAGATTTTATATTTTTATTATTATCCCAACTTTTAACTTGGCTTAAATTGAATGCAATAGCATATTTTGTTTCATCTTTCAATCGTTCAGTTCCATGATTAAGTATGCCACTCCATATTAAAAAAGTTCCTTTTTTTGTTTCTATTTTTATGTCTAAATCTGGAAAGTATAATGGAGTGTTGCTATCTGTTAAATAAAATATACCTGAACCCCATGAAGGTTCATGGTTGTGTATTGAAGTGTGCCCACCATTTTCAACTTTAATACCCCAGCTGTCTATTATTTGTACTTTTTGTCCGACTTTTAAAACTCTTTGTGACTCTAAAATTATTTCATGAAATTTAGGATCTTTATTAAATAGTTTCCAATCCGTCATTCCTCCTTTTACATTTGTAGCATAAGAAGTTTTATCACATAAATTATTATCTATTTTATTTATAAAATAATTAATATCAATATTGTTTAACTGACATTCATATAACCAAACATATATTGGAACTTTTTTTTCAATTATTTTTCTTATGGACATTATCTTTTTCCTTGGCCTTTGTACCTTGTTAATTTTTTCTGACGCTTTTCGTGTTTATTAAGATTTTTTTTATGCTTACCTGCACCTCTTTTTTTAGGTTTATCTCTGGGTACAAAGTGTGTAAATTTTTGTTTAGCCATTTTCTTGAGATCTATCTATTTGTGCATAACTTACAATCCCTTGAATTTCTCCACCAGTGCCTGCAGTCATTTTCAATATATCACTTTCTTCTAATACTAAAGTTTCTGTAATTATATTTTCAACTGTATTAGCAGCAATAGCTTTTCTTGAAATAGCAAAAGTAGCAGTAGCAGAAGCATCAGTTACTTGAACAGAAAGATTTACTGGACTTGCAGATGAATTATCTACTTGAATTTGTTTTATTAAACACCTTGCACTTGAAGGTGATGTAAGAATTGTAGTAGTAGCAGTATCTGCTAAATTTATACCTACATTTTTATATTGTATAGTCATGATAAAAAATAATTAAATGTATCTATTTCGTTTTTAATTTCTTGTTGATAAGAAGTATTTAACTTATCTTTTAACGTTTGTAAAGATTGAGCTATCTGTCTTTGGTTGTCTTCAGTATAAATTGGTGTAGGCTCAGGAATAACTATATCTACTCTTGCCATTATCTCATTCCATCAGGTTGTACATCAGCTCTAAAAGTTCCATATCTCCAATTTTGGTCTGTTGAAGTATTAGCAACTTTTATACTTGCAAATCTTGATCTTGCTCTTGTATCTACCTTATCAGTTGTACTATTAACTATAAAAGGTCCGAGAGGCGAGGATGTTGAAGTATCAGATGGAAATTTTCTAAGGTTAATAGTTATTTCCGCATCTCCAGTAATTAATTTAAAATCAGGAATAAATCTTCTAAGACTCATAAAAAATTGACCATCTCCTTCTGCGGATAAATCAAAATCTCCAGATTGAATAAAAGCTGGTATAGCTGTTTTTGCTCCAGTAGAATCTACTTCATTATTACCAACTTCATGAGCATAATAAGTTGATGCACCATTTTGGTTTGTTACTCCTTGTATAGTTGGAAAAGAAGGAGTACCCGTCAATGCAAATTCTGTTGCGTAAGGGTTATCATATAATGTAGCATCAAACCAAGTAGTTCTTGATAATGAACCAGTTGTCCAAGTTTGTTCTGTGTAATTATAAGTAACAACTCTGTCAATTGAGGATGAACTAGCTTTAGGATAGAACCAACTTATTTCTTCATAAAGATGATTTAATCCAGCGTATACTTGTTCTCCATTAGAATAGCTAATACCTAAATTATCTCCTTTATTTGTAAATACAAAATCTTCAACTAAACATGGTACAGATTTTACAGTACCATCATAAACAAAAAATCCTCCTGCTTGACCCATCCACCAAACAGCTCCATTAGCATACTTTATAGCGTGTTGACCAATAGCTCCACAATTACTTCCAACTTGTCTTATTGAAAATGTAAATGGAGGACCCACAAATTGCATTACATAAGCTGAAGTGTCGGTTAATATTAAAATATAATCTTTACCTCTTATAGCTCCTACTATTTTTGTACCTGAATCTATTCTAAATGTACCAGCAGTATTAACTGAAGTTGGAGCATAATCAGATATATCTTCTTGATCTGAAAACCTTATAAACATTTTATCTTGAGTATTTGAAGTGCCAATTGTAGTTTCTGTTCCAAGTATTACTAAATGTCTATCTCTTTCAGAAACAATAGACATAACAGATTTCGTTGGTGCTCCACTTATAACGGTTGCTCTTGTAGTTAACGCACCTGGTAAATTACTTATAGTATCCCACTCAAAAGTTTTACCATCTTTTATTGTTGCAATTAATTTTGAACCAAAGTGATCTAAAGACCATGAAGCAGATTCTAAAGTTACTCCACCAGTCAATGATGCAGTTCCCCATCCCAGATAAACTTCAACAGAAGCTCCACTTGCATGAGCTGATCTTGTGCCTGCCACACCTCTAGTAATTCCAGTTAAATCATTTGTAGAAATACCAGTATATGAAATAAATTCAGTTCCAACCTTTATTGTGCCAGTAGCAGGGAAACCAACTACTGAAGATAATGTAATTGAAGTACCAGATCCCCCAGTTCCAGCGGTGTCATCTTGTAATAGACCATTCAAGGTTGAGATTACTCCTGAAGAGCCTCCCCATCCAGAGGTACCATAACCAAAACCAGCAGTTTGATTTAATGGCCCTACTTTAATATAAGGGTTTATTGTTGCTGCTCCACTTGCTGCAACAGTTGTACCAGCATTAGCTGCCATTGTAATTGTAAATGTATCTTGACTGGGTACTGTCACGACTTCAAAAGTATTTGTAGTAAAATCTGCAGCCACATAGCCAGCTCCAGTTGGAGGGGTAACAGAAGTAAATGTAATTAAAGCACCTGCCAATAAACCATGAGCAACTTTATTTACAGTTACAGTTGGACTAGTGTTGGCTGTTGTAAATGTTGCTCCAGTAATTGCAGTGTCTAATGGAGTAATATCATAAAATGCATTTTCAAAATAAATTATTAAAGCCTTACTAGTACCTATAGCAGAATATCTTCTACCATCTAAATCAGCCCAAACAAGTTGATCTCTTGCAGCACCTACTAAAGTATTAGAGGTTATTTGTTCCCAACCCCCTATTTTTTCAGGAAGCCCATATCTAAATCTAACAAAATCACCATCAGTCCACTGCCCTTCAGCTCCTGTCGGTGTGACTTGCTTATTAAATCCTGGTCTAATCTGTACGTTTGTTAATGGCATAAATATTAAAGATTATACCAAAAAAAAAGGTTTAGGGTAAGATACCTATTATTTTTCTCTTCCAATTAAAGGATGATTTGGTAGAGTCGTAATTTTCTTAACCTTTTCTGGAAGTTTTTTATAAACAATACTTGCAAAGTGTACTAATATATTCAAACAATTCTTTGTTGTTTCTTGGTCTATATGTAGAGTATTATTATTGTTTTTACAGGCTTCTAAATCTTTATCACTAAATGAAATATCAATACTTCCATCTTTATTTTGTGCTATTTTCATTTTTGTACTCCTAACCTTTTTCTTTTATCTAATTTATAATCTTTGTAAAGACCATTTTTATCAACATAATGTAAAAAACATTGAGAATAATAATCTCTGTTT